CGGCAGGGTAGTCAGTAGCATTTATACCCGCGCCGAGGCCGAGGCGCTGCTGGCGGGGAAGGAGAAGAACAGTGGATAGGTGCTATATCTGTGGTGGCAAAATCTTGCCGGAAGAGTTCGCTTCTGCCTGCTGTGATTGCCTCCAGCGTTGTGCAGACAAGATCGAGGAATATGAGTACGACGGAGCACAGGCGGTTCTAAGCTGGCTCCTGTCGCTCTCAGACCTTCAAGCCAATTCTGCGGGTGTACGGGTTGTAAGCGCCAGACTCCGGGCCGCCTTGGATGACGGAATGCTGACGCCCAATGATGCTGGCCCCGTCCTCAATCGAGAATCTTACCATGCTAGGCGCATACGCGAACTAGCGGCAGAGATTGCCAGCCTGAAGGAAAGGGCGACAGGATGACGATGACTGAGTGGTTCAAACTTGAGTTGGCTGTTGGATGGCCTTTCGAGCCGAGTAGAGATGATCCCGGTTGGCGCAAGGTACTTGATGTCTATTGCGGCGGTAAGACACCGATTCGTGCTACGGTCGATTCAATAAAGAAATATCCGCCGCATCATAAACAGCTAGGTAGGGAGATAGTAATTGCCTATCGTCTTTGCCCAGCACTCCTTTCAATCCTTCAAGACCTTGAGTACATACGCGACCGCAAGATGGATTACGAATACTGCCCAATGTGCGGGGAACATCCGCCAGGTCATGACTATGACTGTGAACTCGCCTGCCTGCTTGCCAAGGCCGAGGAACTACTGCAAACCCTCGTGGCTGCCGGGAAGGAGAAGAAGACATGAGCTGGGAACTGCTGGGCCAGATTGCCTTGCTGATACTGATTGTAACATGCGTCCTCGATTTCCTTCTTAGCGAGTGGAGAAAGTGAGTACGCCGATGACAATGCTGGATGAGGCCGTGGCAAAGTTCAATCAAGCGCTGCATTACGACAACGTAGGGTGTGACGACGCGCCAATGTACCTTGACTTCGACGCTATCCGCGTCGCTACCCGCGATCTGGTGCTGGCGGCAATAGATGAGTGTGAGCACCTTGACCCTTCGGAACGATGTGCCACCTGCATTACTCAGGACAAAATCCTCCGGCTCTTCCCGCAGGCCACGAACAAGGAACCTGCATGAGCCTCGACCTCGACGATCTCCCCGCCTGCACCGCCTGCTCCCTTGCCTACAACCGGCGCAACGTAGTCCCCGGCACAGGGTCCGGCATCTCGGGCCTTATGTTTGTCGGTCTGGGACCGGGCTTCTCGGAAGACCTCGCAGGCGCACCGTTCGTCGGCCCGGCAGGGAAACTCCTTGACAGAATACTCGGAATGATCCAGCTATGTAGGGAAGATGTCTATACAACCAACCGCGTGAAATGCCTACCAATAGACAACAGGCCCACGCCCGAACAGATAGGAGCCTGCGAACATTGGTTACGTTTAGAAATCCAGCAGGTAAGACCTGCGGTCGGCATCCTCCTCGGGCAGGTGGCAGCGTCATACGCCTTCCCCGGAATGTCGATGCGTGAATGTAACGGTCTTTGGACCAGCAAGGAAGGGATAACATGGACGACAACGTATCACCCGGCGGCAGTGTTGCGAGGACAGCGGGAACTGCTGACAGCGATTGTGACAGTCCTAGCGCAGGCGAACTCTCTGGCGACGTGGTTGAGGAGACAACCTTCCGCGCAGAGCATTTGACGCTGGCCTTGAAGGGCAAGTTCGTATCTATAGAGGGGGAGCCGCCTACACGATTTCAGCAGGTCGAGGAAGACTTGACGAACGAGGAAGATTCCCCGCTCGCCGATATGATCCGTGCCGTGCTCCGCCTTGGATACACGATGGGAGCTGACGATGCGTTTTCTGGATACATCCGGCCTGCTCAAGGGTACGGGGGGAGTGACCGAGGCAAGGGCCGCGGCCCTAGCAAGCAGCGAGGCGTCCCACCCTATTATCTCGCGTCGCCTATCGGCAGTTAGGTCGCTCTCCAAAGCAACCGGCGCCACAGTCATCACTGGCCCGCTCGGCGCCCACTTCTGGCGAGTGCTTCCTGCCACCGTGTCTATCCGCGTCGAGCCGGACGGGTATTATGACGCTGGGCCACGCTACGCAGACAATCCCCTGAAGTGGGCGCTGCTCGGCCTCGGCGTGCCGGGTACTACGGCCAATGCGCTGTGCAAGCGCAAGACGCCCCCGACGCCGAAGCACAAGCACTACCGCCACTGGACGCGGGCATGCAAGGTCGTGGAACGGCTGGAAGCCGCAGTACCCAACATCGACGTCGGGCAAGGGATGGCAACGGTGCCTATCGTGGCCGCACAGGCCGCAAACGAGTATCTGTTTCAGGCCCCTAAATTTTCTTGGGATACGGAGACTGCGAAAGATGGCACCCTAGCGGGGATCTCGCTCGCCGTCGAGGGGAAGCCGCCGGTCTACGTTCCCTATGAGCAGGCGGTCGAGTTCGCGCAGGTGTTCCTACCTAACCGCCTGAAGACGCAGCCCAACGTGGCGCACAATCTGAAGCACGACATCAAGGTCATCGCGCGGACGCTGGATTGTATGCCAAGCGAGGTAGTTAGTTCCGCATCGGTCGATACGATGGTTATGGCGTGGCTCGTGCAGGATCACGTCCGGCAGAGCCACCATTCCCTCGGCCTGAAGGAGCTGACGCAGCATTACACAGGCGACAGGCCGTTGCAATTCAAGGATGTCTGTCCAACCGGCGACTTCCGCGACGTCCCGCTGGAGCTGGCAGCGCAGTACAGCGGTGCCGACGCGGCCAATACCTTAATCCTTTGGCCCATCATGGCGGGCAAGGTGGCACAAGACAAGCTAGAGTGGGTATGGGAGCACCTGGAGCGCCCCCTTATCCCCATTCTGGCTGACATGGAGGTACGCGGCTTTCCAGTAGACCTTGAGTGGTTCGCGCGGAAGAAGGAGCAGTTGGAGGCCGGGCTGAAGGTAGCGGAGGCCCACCTGCCCTTCAACCCAAACTCCCCGGCGCAGGTCGGCAAGTATTTCTACGACCAAGAGGGACTGCCAGTACATCATCTGACGCCCGGGGGCGGGCGCTCCGTTGACGAGCAGGCCCTCCTGTCCTTCAACCATCCGACGGCTGCACTCCTGCGTGCCTACCGCGGGCGAGCCAAATTGCTAGGCACCTACATTCTGCCCGTCCTTGAGAAGGGTGAGTCGGTCGTACACACTACCTTCAACCAGTGTGCCCGAGACGACTTCGGCGGCGACGCGGCGCCCGCTACGGGACGACTGGCGAGCAGTGACCCCAACCTCCAGAACATCCCCCTCGACATGCGGGAAGGGTTCGTCCCGCCGGAGGGGATGACGCTGTACGCTGCTGACTACAGCCAGATAGAGCTACGCCTCATGGCCGTGCTCAGTCAGGACGCAGGGATGCTTGCGGCGTATCGGGAAGGCAGGGACATCCACGCCGAACTCGCGGCAAGAATGTGGAACGTGGAGATAACGGACGAGCTGCGCCGGAAGGCCAAGACCGGGCAGTTCCTTATGCAGTACGGCGGCGGTCCCTCGCTGCTGGCAGAAAAGATGGACCTATCGAAGGATGCAGCCAAGGCGCTGTGGGAAGCCATCAGGAAAGCTCGCCCCGAGGCGGTGGCTTGGACCTTGGAGGCCGTGGCCTTGGCCCGCGAGCACGGCTACGCCAAGACAATCATGGGCCGCAAGCGGTGGGTTCCCGACATCGACAGCGGGTGGCCCGAAGGCCGAGCACGTGCCGAGCGCGAGGCGGTCAATGCCGTCATCCAAGGCAGCGCCGCAGACATCATCAAGCTGGCGATGCGTCGGGTGGACGGGCTGCACAGGAGCATGAGCGGTGCCATGATGAATCAGGTTCACGACGAGATCGTAGGCTGGGTTGACGATAAAGATCGGACGCTGCTGATTGGCCGGGCAATGACTCACCACTACGGCGGCATGGACTTCCCTGCCGACGTGGGAATAGGGAGCACTTGGCTGGAGGCAAAGAAGTGATAATGGGTGTACACACCAGTACAGCAAAAGAATTGTGTATACAATTAGATCAGTGATACCGTACTACAAACTGAGTAGACAATTGGCCCTCTACAGATACAAACTGCGTCGATCACCCCAACGTACCCCTATATATATAGTATAGGTTGATAAGCACAGGCTAATTTGTAGCACGGTATCACACAACAGCCCCCTGCCGCCGCCCCCTCCCGGCGGGGAATAAAGGGGAGAACACATACGAATATGTCATCAACGCGCTTCTGTTTTCTGCCCCTGCTATTTTTCGGAGAAACCCCTTGACACATAACGACCATCGTGCTACATTTGCTGCACGGGAAACTACACAGCAAGGAGACGGTCACTTGGTCAGTCTGCCAAAGTTCAATGTGGAACCGGACGCCCTACCGGAGTTCGCTCTGAACAAGAAGCACGAGGTTCACAAGTCCGTGCGGATCGACGTGGAATTAGAGCATCTAATCGAGGACGCTTTGCATGACCCACGGTTAGGGTTTGGTGGGCACTTCACCGCCTTCGCCCTCTGGGCCTTCGAGCAGGGCATCGCCGCCTGCGGTAAGGCAGGCAGCGACCCCGAGTTCAAGACGCTGGCAGGCTACTACCACGCAGCGCAGAACGACGAGAACATGCAGAAGCATCTGCTCAACATCAACGAACTGTTGAGCAGGGACGCCGCCATCTTGGAACAGTGGATCAAGGCCGACGAAACCGATGGTGCGCTGGCCTTCCTAGAGAGGATGGTGGCCCGGCTGGAAGACGTGCCGGTGGGCAAGTGGTACAAGCTCCTCGCCCACAAGATCATGGACAATGAATCCGTAACTAGGACGCTGGAAGCGGCGAACGCTGAACTCGGAACCACGCGAGCGCAGCGGGCTGCGGCTATTTCAAGGACGCTGGAGGCGGCAACGGGACAATAACTTATTGCTCGCCGCCCGCCCCTGAGAGAGGGCGGGTTCAATCCCCGATGGGGTGGCGCCGAAGTAGTCCTCCGTGCGAGGGCGAACGGCAAAGGGTACACGGCGTATCTCGGGAGCGGGCGGTAGGCAGTAAGTAGCGGGCACACAGAATAGGAAAGTACGCACCCTGGCAGGTTCGTCGTTCCGTATGTCCGTGGACCCGCGTTTGACAGTGTAGCACAGGGAGTCAAGGGGTTTGATCCCTACATCGCCAGAACACCTCAACCTTGGTAAGCCCGACTGGCGCCCGTTCCAACGGGAGGCCCTTCAGGACATCGCCGAGGCGGCAGACAAGAAGTACCACGCACTCTGCGCCCCGACCGGCAGCGGCAAGTCCTTGATTGCGATGGGGCTGGGCCGCTACCTCGACCAACGTACCATCATCCTCACCTCCACCAAGGCCCTGCAAGACCAGTACGTCCGCGACTTCGGGATACCGAAGGCCATCGGGCGGGGCAACTTCAGGTGTGCCGAGGAGCCTAGCATCTCCGCCGAGGATGCGTGGTGTACCTATAGTCAGGGCGGAGACAGGGGGTGCCCGTCACGAGACCACTGCGCGTATCTCCTGCAACGAAACGCAGCTCTCGCCGCCCCCATCTCCGTCCTTAACTACCCCATGTTCCTCGGCTTGTTCAACTACGGCGACCTACCTAACCCCGAGCTGGTTGTCTGCGACGAGGGGCACAACCTTGAGAAGGCCCTGATCGACTTCAGCACCGCAGAATTCACGGACTACGAGCTCCCCGCCGACTGGCGTAGCTGGTCCCGGGCCTCGGACTGCGCTGCGTGGGCAAAGGCACGAGCGCGGAAGCTGGCCGACAAGGGCGAGACGAGCACGCTCGACGCCGATGACCGGCGGCTCCTACGGCGGCTCTCCTCGCTCGCGGGTGTAGACAACAACGGTTGGGTACTCCAGCAGTTCCCGCGTTACGTGCGCGTGCGTCCTCTGTGGGGGAGCAGCGTGTCCGACGCGCTGTTCACGCACGCCTCACGTTTCCTTATTATGTCGGCCACCCTGATGCCTGCCACGCTGGAGGCGGCAGGGCTGGCCCCCGAAGACTGGTCTTGGCACGACGTCCCCTCAACATTCCCTCCGGGAAACCGTCCGGTGTACCTCTGGCCGGTCACGGCGGTAAACGCAAAGACCAGTGCCGAGGAGTACGAGGGACTGGCCTACGCCCTAGACCTGATCATAGCTAGGTCGATGCCTGCCAAAGGCATGATCCACATGGCAAGCGGGAAGCTACAGGAACGGCTGCTCGGCTTGAGCAAGTACGGCAGGATCATCCGTACCCACAGCACAAAGGACCGGCTGGAAGTCCTCGACGCCTTCAAGCAGGCCCGGACCGGCATCCTCTCCTCGCCCTCGATGATGGAAGGCATCGACATGCCGGACGATTTGCTACGCTGGCAGGTCATCCCAAAGACACCCTTCGCAGATCTGGGCGACCCCGTTGTGGCGGCGAGAGCAAAGGACAATCGAGCATGGTACACGCAGGATGCGATTTCTAAGATGGTGCAGGCCGCTGGTCGCGGCGTGCGGCACAAGGAGGACAGATGTAGCACATGGATACTTGACAAACATGCGTGGTGGCTGTACGCTAGACATGCAGCATGGTGGCCGTTAAGCGTAAGGCAAGCGGTCGTGAAAATCAGGAGGTAAACATGACAACCACAGACACCCCCAATGCGCCCGGCGTCGGCATTGATGTCTCGCCGGACAAGCTCCGCGAGCCGGTACGCATCGGCACGTTTCGCGTGAAGTCCAGCCGGTTTGGACTGCCCCGACCCGAGTACCTGGCCAAGGGCGGACCGAACGTACTCCAATGGCACTTGGAACTTGAACCCCTCAGCTTCAAGTATGACGACGGCGGCAACGACACCCGCGCCGTCAACCTGTTCGCCAGCGAGGAGAACTATGCCCGGTATCAGGAGACGCCGGACAGCAACCTGATGGTCGGCAAGCGGTCGCCGCTGTTCATCCTCGGAACGGCCTTCAAGGACGCCGGGTGCCCAGTAACGAGCGACCCGTCCGTCATAGAGGGCCTGATCTTCGAGTTCGAGCTTGTACAGACGGGCGGCAAGGACGGCAAGTGGATGCAGCTTCCGCGGAAGCTGCTTGCCGAGTACACCCCGCCTGCCGACATCCGCACGATCCAGCACTTCGGCAAGCGAGCGGACAGCGAAGGCGCAACGCCGCTTGGCGACAGCGCAGGCGCTGTATCAACGCTGACGGAGGAGCAGGCCATCGACATCGCGGTCGCAGCCCTCGACGGAAAGCCGATGGGCGAGGATCTGACGACGTTGAGCAGCCTGTCCGACCTGATGCAGGAGCCGTGGATGAGCAAGGTCATCGGCGGCGAGATGCTTCAACTGTGCTTTGCAAGTGGGAAGCTCGCGCTGATCGACGGCGTGCTCAGGAAGATAGAGAGGTAGAGAGATGGCAGACGCAGAACGGCAGAACAATCAAGGGGAACCCACGATCCAAGCGGTAGCCTCGGATGTCCGTAAGGGAGCTATCGACCTGCGTGACAGGCTCGACCTCCTGATGGACTGGCTCCGCGGAACGGACAGCCCGGCAGGAAACACGACTCCTCCAGCGCCCGACCGTCCGTTGCCCGTGCTGCTAGACGCGCGCGAAGTGTTGGCCCAATGCCAAAACTGCTTCGACGCGATTTCTAGGCACATCGGACGTTAGCAACTGCGCGCCTGTTAGGCCCAGGCGTGTAGAGGGAGACAAGGTGAGGGGGGAGACGGAGGTTGATCCCGAGTCGTCTCCGATCTCCTCCTTTACCAAAGTAAGAGACAGCAACGAAAGGAACAGGAGGCGAACAATGAATTCGTCAGAACTAACAGTCACGATCAAGGGGATTAGCCCCCTCATGATGCACGCTTTCCCAATGGTGCCCATCGAGGCGTTGGAGAAGCGCCCGCCCGAGGAGCAGGCGGAACTAGCCGCCTACCGCGACCCGGACACGGGCGACCTGTACGTACCCGCAGAGGCCGTCCGGCAAAGTCTGATCGCCGCCGCGACGTACTCAAAGGGCAAGGGGCGCGCATCCTTGCAAAAGGAAGCAGCCGCCTGCCTGCTGGTGGGGCCAGAGCGCATCGGCTTGCGCGTCAAGGACTTCCGTATCGATGCACGGCCTGTAGTCATTCCGGCTACGAAGGGCCGCGTCATGCGGTTCCGTCCTCGGCTGGATGATTGGTCGGTGACGTTCACGCTCGAATACGACCCTGCCCTTGTGACAGAGGCGCAGGTTCGGAAGGTCGTTGACGACGCCGGATCGCGCATCGGTTTGCTAGAGTTCAGGCCGCAGCGGAAGGGGCCATTTGGCCGCTTCATGGTCACGGAATGGAAGAATGGAAAATAGCGGCGAGGTCTGGCACGGTCTGGTGGGGCGAAGTGTGGTTGGGCGCGGTATGGTCTGGTGAAGTGGGGCGCGGCGGGGTTTGGCGTGGTTGAGCCTGGCGAGGCAAGGTTGGGCAAGGCTTGGCGCGATGGTCTGGCTAGGCGTGGCAGGATGTAGCAGGGCGTGGCTGGGTTAGGCAAGGCCTGGCACGGCCCGGTTGGGCAGGGCAAGGATAACTAACTAACAAGGAGGAGCAGCACGGCATGAACTTTGATCCACTCGACACATTTTCGCAGGCGTTCCTCGCCACCTACGCGGAGGCGCACCCGCCGCAGGAGAAAGAGAACGTACCCCGCTGGTCGGGGATAGCGCGCTGCGCGCGGAGCCAGTATTACGGCATGATCGGCACCGAACCGACCGACCCGAGCGACGGGAGGAACATCTGGGTAGCCGAGAAGGGGCGGCTGGTGCAAGAGGAAGTGCTCAAGACGCTGGAGCGCATGGGGCACAACGTCGTGACGTGGGAGGGGCGGGAAGACGACGACTGGAGCGCCGACTGGAAAGAGGGCGACGACGATCACACGGTCATCACCGGCCACATCGACGCTGAGGTAGAGTGGTACGACCGGCCCGACTACGGCATCACCGTCGTTGACTGCAAGGATCGCAACTATCTCGCCTACCTCCGTTGGGCGAACGCCCCCCTCATTGACGCCGACCCCGAGGCGTACTTCCAGATGCAGGGGTATCTGCTGTGTCGGAAGCGCGAGTGGGCTTGCTTCGTCGTCACGGCGCAGGACTCCGCGGCGACCAAGGGAGAGATAACAAAGAAGACGCGGAGCAACAAGGGCAACGGCTCGTACCCGAACCCTGCCATCTTCCGCTTCTTCATTCCAGCCGACCCCGAGGTGCAGACATTCCTGTTGCGGCGGGCGCATGCGTTAATCGTCTGCCGTGACAACGAACGCCTGCCTACGCGTGAGCACACCCCTGGCCGGTCGTGGCGTTGCGATTACTGCGACTTCAGGCAGCGGTGCGAGAGAGACGGCGAGGACGGGATCGCGGTTCCGCATTGGGACGACTTAAACGCCGAAGGGGAGGTAGGAGGTGAGTAGATGCACTGGTATCCCATAATGAATCTAACTGCGGCAATCACGTTCATCGTTTGTTGCGGTATATTCGTAGGCGCGGTAACATTCTTCGAGGAAGAGATCAGAGAATGGTTTTGGCGCAGGTTTCAGTAAACCACTGGGTGGAGGTGGGAGGATGACAGAGACGTCCTGTCCTGTTTGCGGGAGGCACGTTGGCGGAATCTACAGCCCCACCTACCCCGGCGGTACCTGCTCGCGGGAGTGCGCTCGTACCTTCGCCATCGTCGAGGCGGCGCACGAATTGTCCGCACTGATCCGACTGATGGCCTACCCCGTCTACACAACAACGCCGGAAGGTGGCTTGACGCCCGTGGTCGGGCCGCGACATTCCTACCCGGCAGCAGAACCGGCACCGGAACCAAAACCACCTTGGGGAGATGGGCCAAAGCCCGACTGGTGGGGCGGGGTTGACTACTAGAAACAGGAGGCACCATGTCACTCGCTAAGTACGAAGCAACGGGGGAGTTCGCTCCCCGCCAGCTCATGATAGCGATCCACGGCCCGTTCAAGTCGGGCAAGTCGCGCTTTGCCGTGACCGCGCCCGGCCCGTTGTTCATCGCCAACTTCGACCACGAGATTGACTACCTGCTGAACGAACTATGCGTCGGCAAGGAAGTCTACGTGGACAACATCTGGCCGAGTGGCACCGTCGTCTCCATGTCCGAGGTCGAGCAGATGGTGGCCCGCTTGGACATCGTGGTCGCGCAGGCGTTCCGCGTGAAGAAGGGCACGCTCATCATCGATGGCGTGTCGAAGCTGTACAACTACCTTCAGTTGAAGTACCTTGGCGTGTCCTACGCCTCGGGGAAGCCGCAGGAAGGCGGTGTATCGCAGTTCCAGTGGGCGCGCATCTACCAGCACATGACGCAGCTCCTCCAGCCCTTCCAGCAAACGGACTGCAACGTGATCCTGACGCTGGAGAGCAAGAAGGAGTACGACACCGGCACCAAGACGGCGACCGGCGCGTTGATACCGAGAGGCCCGGAGGCCATCGGCTACACCATCCACCTCCAGCTCCAGACGTTCACGAAGACGCAGCGCGAGGCCGTGCAGTCGGGGGGCAAGGGGCCGGGCCTGTGTCCGGTCTGCGGCCAGCCTCAAGGCCGCGGCCAGCACACCGAATACTGGGCACGATTCGACTGGACCGCGTATAGGGATAGCATCCTGCGGAACAGGGAGATATGCAACCCGACCTTTGACAAGGTGAAGGCGCTGGTGTCCTTGCAGGCTGCGGTGTCGGTTCCGGCGGAGAAGGAGCTGGCCGCGGTGACGGAGCCGGTCGTGGACTTGAGTAAGGTGGGCAAAGGGGAGCAGGAATGACCCGCGTTGTCCATTGCCGCCGCCAGCCATTTGACATCTACGTAGGGCGCCCGTCGAAGTGGGGCAATCCCTACGTCATCGGGCGCGACGGCAGCCGTGACGTGGTAATTGCCAAATACCGCGAGTACCTGCTGGCTAGCCCAGAACTTACGGCGGCACTGCCTGAGCTTCGTGGCAAGACCCTCGGTTGCTGGTGTAAGCCCTTGGCCTGCCACGGTGACGTGCTTGCTGAACTGGCTGACAAGAGCGTGGAATGACCGAGGACATCACCTTCCGCCCGCTGAACATCAGCGACCTCGCGCCCCGTCTGCCTACCTACAAGCAGGAGGAGTACGCCGAGGTCTTGGTGAACAAGCTGCGTGAGCGACACCTGCTCGGGGCGGGGGTGTACGCGGACAGGGTGCTGCGGTGCAAGGACCGCGGCGTGATGTCGGGACTGATAGACGAGATGAAGAAGATCATAGAGGACGTAGATGAGGAGGCGATGGCATGAAGACGCTATCCCCGATCCTCATTGACCAGTCCGAGGAGCGGGAGTTGTCCATCCAGAAGAAGCTCTCCGCTCTCGACGTAGATTCCCGTGTCTTGGCGGTGCGTTTGGGCGAGAACAAGGTAAGCGTGGACTACGTGTGGAACGCCAGCGACGGGAATGTGGTCGAGGGTGTGTTGGTTGAGAGGAAGACGGTGAGGGACCTGATCTCGTCGGTGGGGGATGGGAGGCTGGAGCGCCAGCTCAGTGTGATGACCAAGTTTCCTCACCGCTTCCTCCTGTTGCATGTCAAGTCCCTGCGCGACGCTCAAGTGTCCTGCGCTTACGCCAATTGGACGTGGGAACGGGTGCTTGGCGTGCTCAGGGATGTCCAGTACGAGGGTGTGCCGGTGGAGTTTGTTCTCGGGGACGAGGGCGTGGAGAGGTCGTTGGTGGCCCTGTACCGCTGGACGGGAAAGGACGAGCACGTTTCGCTGCATCGCCCTTCGCCGCCCGTGGTAACAGGAATGTACATGGACCCGGACTACCGGGCGCAGGTAGCGATGCTGATCTGCATACCGGGAATAGGAGAGAAAGCTGCTGTCGCTTTGTTGGAGCAGTTCGGCAGCGTGAAGGGAGTTTGCAATGCATCCAGAGGAGCTTTGCTCACAGTGTCGGGAATTGGCAAGCAGCGAGCCGGAACCGTCGGAGACTTCTTGGCAGGAGAAGTTTCTACAGCTTCGCGGAAAGCTGTTCAGAGAGCTGGATGAGACGCTTCTGGAGGTATTCAAGCTTGTGGAGAAGGAGAAGGACTCATAAGCAGGCAGGTACGCCGCGCCCTGCTGCACGTAGGCATGGTGGGCGTGGTGTTAGCGACCTTGCTAGGAGGTACCAATGGACACAGGACTGACAATAGTGGCTTGGGCCGTGATCGTGGTGGGCTACCTGCTACTCGGGGAACTCCTCGGCGTGTACCGGAGGGCTTGGTCTGCGCTCCGGTGGCTAGTTGGCTTGCCGACGCGCCGACACCAACGCCGACAGTACGAGCTACGGCAACGCCTACTCCGACAGATGCCCCCGTTGGACAAGCTACCGGCAGAGTCACCTACTACTGCTGCACCGCTCCCAACTATGGAGGCGCCACTTACTGCCCAGGCGACACGACGGCTTCTGGCCGACGTCTTGAACTTGGAGACAGCGGGCATGTCGGCGCTTGTTCCTTTGCCTACCGGCTGGGAGAAACTGTCGTGCTCCCTGACGGACGACGGATTCTCTGTGTCGATAGAGGGCGGCTTGATGAATACGGGGTCGAAGTCGATGTCTGGGTCTACGAGTGCCCCTGAGAAAGCGAATCACTGATGGGCTACAAGGTAGCAAACCTCTCTACGACCAAGTTGCCCGAACACAAGAACGACTACCTGTGCCGGGATGACGGGGCCAAGCACCTCGTCCTCGCCGAGCTTCGCGTCTCCGAGCGCGAGTTCTGGGAGCATTTGATGCTGGGGCTGGGCCTTCCGTTCCGTATTGAGGAAGAAGAAAAGGAGGCAGGATAATGCTGTATTACAAGGTTGTGAAGACAGGACGGCAGGGGTTCCGCTCGGCAATCGTCCTTCGTAGACCTTGGCGACTTGACTACGCCGTTGGTGAGTGGACCAAGCCGCAGGTACCGGACACAAAACTCTTTGTCTTTGAGTCGCTGAACGCAGCCCGTGACTTTGCTGCACGAGAATCTAACGCTGCGGTATTCTGCTGTGAGGTGGAAGGCGAACCGACGCACCCGTCCAGAATGGCTTGGCTTGGTGATCTCTGCTCCTTCTGGCAAGCATATCTGCAAAAGGTACCTTATGCAGGCGGCACTCCGCCACGGGGCACCGTCTGGGTTGACGCCGTGAAGCTCATCGAGGAAGTGAAGTAACCTTGCCAACCTCCTCCTCCATAGTAGAAGATGAGCTTGGCTACCGTTGGCTCGTGACGGCAGAGATGCCCGACGTCCAGCAGGCAGTCTCAGTATTGCATCGGCAGGGCTTCAGATGGATTGTGCTGCCGCGGTTCAGCCTCCTGTTCCCGCGGCAGACTTCGACTCTTTCCATCGAGGCCCTGCCGCCTATCCCCTCCGACGACCTAGCCCCTGATAGCCTCCGCCGCCTGCTCCGGTTGCGACAGTGTGCCCACGCCCTTAGACGATCGCGCACTCGCACCACCGCTTGACAACGTGCTGCACCTTGCTATATGCTAGTTGCGTCAAGCAGCAGGCTTGCAGCACGGAGGCAGGCGTTGGCCCGAATCTGTACGAACCCCGACTGTGAGAACCCAGTCCCTCCGGGGCGCCTTATCTACTGTAGCCAGCGGTGCGTGAACACGGTAGCGCAGCGTCGCTACACGGCCCGGCACCGCGGCATAGCAGGGCCAAAGTCGCTGGCCTCGCTGGACGTACCAACCCTGCGGAGCGGTGCCATCGACCTGCCGGACGTATCAAACAAGCCCACACCTCACGACCTGTTCGAGGGCTACCAAGCCGTCAAGCCCATCACGATCGCGGAAGACAAGGAAGGTGCGCGGAGCATCTACCTTTCCGACCTCCAGATACCTTTCGTGGACTGGCCCGCCCTGAAGCTGGTGGAGCAGTTCATGGAGGACTGGCAACCGGACTGGATCTTCTATGTGGGTGACGTGGCCGACTTCTACGGTATCTCCAAGTTCGACAAGAACCCTGGACGGCGGTTCCGGTTGCAGCACGAGCGCCAGTGGACGACGGACATGCTCGACCGGCACAAACAGAAGGTGCCTAATGCTCGGCAGGTGTGGCTCGACGGCAACCACGAGGAGCGCATCGTGCGCTACCTCTGGGAACGGGCGCCGGAACTGGCTGACCTGCGCGACGAGGACGGTGAGCTGGTGCTGGGTGTACCGGCCCTGTTCGGCCTTACCAAGCGGGGCATCCAGTACACATCCTACGCCGGTCATTGCGACTACCTCGGCTTCCTTATCACTCATGGCAATCTGCTGTCCAAGCACTCCAGTTACACCGCAAAGCAAATGTCCGAGCGGTTCCGATCCTCCGGCCTGTCTGCCCACTCGCACAGGCTGGGTATGTACAACTGGACGGGCATCGGCGGGCCGCAGGCGTGGTACGAGAACGGGTGCTTGTGCCGGATGGATCCCGACTACACACATAACCCGAACTGGCAGCAAGGGTTTCACATCGGCGTAGTGGTCAACGGCAAGGTACACATTGCTCCGGGCATAATTTTCGACGGGTGCTTGTACCTTGAGGGGAGGGTCTACAGATGAACCCCCGCAGCAACATGGTGGCCCGATTCTGGGCCAAGGTCGAGAAGACCGAAGGCTGTTGGCTGTGGCGTGGTGCTGCTCGCAGAGGCTATGGGGCGTTCTCGCCGCAGCATGGCACGACGCGTCCAGCGCATCGCGTAGCTTGGGAACTAGCGAACTCTGCGCCGATCCCAGACGGGCTATGCGTTCTTCACCGCTGCGACAATCCTCCTTGTGTTAGGCCCGACCACCTGTTCCTTGGAACAAAGAAGGACAACGCCCAAGACGCTATCCGTAAAGGGCGTCGGGGGCCGAAGGAAAGATGCATCCGAGGACATCTACTTACGCCCGGCAACTCGTGCAAGACTTCGGTAGGGAGAACCTGCCTCCTGTGCGTTCGTCTCCGAACGCGAGCTAAAGCAAAAGGACGATCGGTGCTCGCTAACTACATGCGGCAGACTGGCCTTACCAGGAGAGCGGCTTGATGGGTAAACTTCGTGTGGGTTTTGACATCGACGGCGTGCTCGCCAACTTCAGTTACGCCTTCACCAAGCTTGGTAGCGACCTACTGCACCTGCCCATCTTCCCCGGTCCAGCGTACCAAGACGACTACAGCTTCGGGTACGTCCGCGAGGATCATGACGTCCTCTGGCAGCACATCCACGAGCATCCCGAGTTCTGGAAAGACATCCCTCCGCTTGCCACGACGGAGGAGTTCGACCGTATCGAGCAACTCTGCCGCGCCTGCGACGTCTACTTCGTGACCTCCCGACCCGGCGGTGCCGTGGTAGACAACATCAGCGCGAATTGGCTGGAGGAATATCTCGGCAAGGACGCACCGTTCACGCTCATGTCCTGCGGCTCCACGCCCGCCAAGAAGATCGTACTTAATAACCTAAAGCTGCGCTGGCACATCGACGACCATCCTGACTTGGTGGGCTACAACGGCGTGCTGGTCATCGCTTATCCGTACAACTTCAAGGGGCCGGACTTCGACCCTCGTTACGTGCCCGACCTGAACACTTACCTCGGCATGGTGGAGAACTTGATAGCACTCGCGGAGGAGGCGCGATGATGAGCGAGCGTATGGTTCGTGTGGACTGGATTGACGCAACCTCCTACACAGACGACGTGCCCGATCCTTGGGTTAAGCGCGTCGCTGAAGCTGGTGGCGCGCCTACGGTTAGCGTTGGCCTTCTAGCAAAGAATGCCCGACGCTGCATCGTGCTCGTCCAAACCTTGTTCTTCGACGGCTGCTCCCGCCAAGCCCTCTGCATCCCCCGTGGGATGATCAAGAAGATAACCTACTTGGCACCGGAGAAGGAATGATGGAGGAGTTCTACCCCAAGGCAATACACCGTTCCGGCCCCTTCTGGAAACAGGGCTACCTTGGACACTCTGCACGAACCGGCAAGGGTGCGATCTGTCATTCGATGGAGGGAACCTTAGCGGCTGCTTTTGCCCGACTCGACAGGCCGGACATGGTTAGTTGGACAGGCAGCGTCGCCAAGGATGGCACGGTCTACCAGCACTACCTCTTGTCCGCCTGCTGCTGGCACGCTGGAAGTGAGGAAAGGAACACCCTTTGGGCTGGCTGGGAGTTTGAAGGCGTGGTGGGGGAGCCGCTGACGCCTGAGCAGGTAGACGCGGCTATCGCTCTGCTTACATGGCAGGCAGCACAGGAGGGTTGGGAGCAAGTCGCCCTCCACGTCACCCTCGGAGAGCACAACTGGTACTACCCCACGGCCTGCCCTTCAGGGCGGATACCGTGGGATCAGATCATAGGAGGAATCATGGCAGGACTAATCACAGCAGCAGAGTTCGAGGCGTACAAGGGGGCCGTGGGCTTGCAACAGTTCGCACGCGACCTCCGTGACGGCCTCATCGCAGACCTCGTGGCGGGCAAGTACCACGTCGGGATGAAGCCAAACCTGACGCGGGTGCTGGTGCTTCCGAGCGGAGCAGAGGTACCGATAGACTAATGCCTCCGGCCAAGTTTCAAGTAGGAGACTACGCCCGCATCGGCGGCAAGCACCGCCCTTGGCTGCTCTACCCG